AATCAATTTGCCAACCGTGAACCAGTTAGTCTGGACACAGTGCGAAGAACATTCAGTTTCCTCAGCAGAGCCAGAGTTTATTATGAACCAGGTTCTGAAACTCCAGGCACACAGGCCTATCTCCTATGGGGTGGACCCGCAGGATTGGTCTGGGCCAGGAGTATCCTTAATCAATTGGAGAAATCATCATGACAAGACCCCTACCTGCCCGCGGCATGCGAACTGAAAAGAATCGCAAGCGACCCAAGCCACCAAGACCCTACAAGTAATACCCAAGATTTGGTATAATCTATAAATATACCACTAACTTTATGAAAAGGCGATGCAACGATGTCAGACAATACATTGGCTCAAGAGGCAACTGGTGCCGCAGACACTTCTGAAAATCAGGCTCAAGCAACCAAGACTTACAGTCAACAGGAAGTAGACAACATGATGGCCCGTATGAAGGGCAGTCTAGAAAAGAAATTGTTGAAACCCTGGGAAGACCTAGGTGATCCAAATGAACTGCGACAGTTGAAGACCGAGGCTGAAAAGCGAACTCAAGAACAACAACTCAAGCGTGGTGAATTTGAAAAGACCCTACAAGACCTGGCTGCTAAAAAAGATGCTGAGATCTCCAAGCGAGACTCAATCATCAAAGAGTACAAGGTCAACACTCCGGTGTTGAGTGCGGCAGCAAAGTATCGTGCGGTCAATCCAGACCAAGTTCGCTCATTGCTACAGCCCAACCTTAGACTCAACGCAGAAGGTGATGTAGAGATTGTTGATGCCAAGGGTGCTGTTCGTTACACGGACACAGGAGCACCACTTGCAGTTGATGACCTAGTGCGGGAATTTTTAGATTCGAATCCGCATTTTGTTTCAGCCGCACCTGCTACCACAAACACACAGTCAAATGTGGGTAGTAGAGGCCAAAACAACAAGGTCGATGTCACCAAACTGGATATGAAAAATCCAGAACATCGGAAGCTCTATGCGGAATACCGTAAGACTTCTGGTATAGCCTAACACATTTAAGGAAAATATATTATGGCCGGTTCAACCACAACAACACTAAACGACCTCTTACCAGAGATCATCCAAGAAGCAATGTTCGTCGCGTCAGAGCGATCAATCATGCGTGGCTTGGTAAAAAACTACACTCTGCCAGCAGGCTCAGGTAAAAATGTCAATGTACCAATTTATCCAATTCAGTCAGCAGCCGTTGTCACTGAAGGTGATGAAGTTTCAAACACAGCAGTATCAACCAACACAGCACAACTCACAGTTCGCCCTGTTGCTATCCGCACCATGCTTACTGACCTGGCTCGTGTGTCAGCTGCCTCCAATGTGGTTGCTGACCTGGGCAAACTTTTTGGCGAAGCAGTTGCTCGCAAGATGGACCAAGACCTGTGTGCATTGTTCGCAGGTTTTGCCGCAGGTTATGGCAACTATACAGCAGTTATCACAGCAGCCGACATCTTCAAAGCAGTGGCTACACTAAAAGCCAATGCAGTTCCAACAGAAGGTATGGTCTGCGTATTGCACCCAGAAATTGCTTATGACTTGAAGGCAGCATTAACAACTTCAGGTAACACTCCATTCACAATGGGAGCATACGGTGAAAACGCAAATGAAGCAATGAGAACAGGCTTCGTTGGTATGTTAGCAGGTATCCCAGTATATGAAACATCAAACATTGTTGACACTGGCACAGCTGGCGATTATGCTGGTGCTGTGTTCCAGCGTGATGCTTTGGGTCTTGGTATGATTGGTGATATCTCTATTGAGACACAGCGTCGTGCTGCCTTCCTGGGTGATGACATTGTTTGCAGTGCTTATTATGGTGTTGGCGAATTGCAAGACGCCTATGGTCGTCACTTGAAGTTCGACAGTTCTATCAATCCTTGATCGGAACTTGTAGATCATGGCTTTCATCACATTCAGTAACACAGTATTAAGCTTCGCCACAAGTGAAGACCTTGATGCTTTGGATGCACGATTGTTTGAACAAAATGAAGGCCTTGATGACAATTATATTCAGGATCAACTTATCCGCTCTACAACTAGAATACTAGAACTGTTGAGATCTACCGATTGGTGGAGAAGTTATTTTGTTGCCCGCAACACAGGATCAGGAGCAATCCAGATCAACACTGTGGCAGACATCCCGCCCCTGGATCCCACAAAGATTCAGGCCCGCGAAGATGACTTCACAGACCTGTGTTGCTACTACGGCTTGTACAATTACATTCTTCCCTATGTTGCTGACTTCTCCAATGAAGACTCAGCAGAGCGTCGCAAGATGGCTTACTATCAACAGAAATATGATCTGTTGTTTGGTGAGCTGATCACTGCAGGCGATTGGTACAACTTTGATAACAGTGCTGTGATAGACTCTGCTGACAAACAGCCGGGTGTGTGGAATCTACGGAGAGTACGATGAGAACAGAAATACTTGATTACTTCAAAGCCAACAAGGTCAATGGTTACACATTGACACAGGAACTGCCATGGGATGCCTCTGGTGATCCGTTATACTTGAAGAACTTCAAATACATCTATGTTGACTCTGATCAAATTGCACAAGAACCTCTCATTGATGTGCTTAATGGAGCAGGCATTGTGAATCAAATCACAACTGTCAGCACCTTTATCACAACAGATGCAAAAAATCAACCCTCAAACTATGCTACCATGGTCTCAACATTCATGAATGCCAGACTTGACACAGACATTGCCGGTGTAACCCAACGAGCAACTCAAGTGTCAACTGAGTTCATTGGTGATGCCCAAGTAACACAGTTTGATTTCAGCTTTAGACAGCTGATTGTAAATTCATAATAAGGAAAAAGCAAAATGGCTTATATCTATCCAGCACCTGGTGTTGCCAACGCACAGGTCATACTGACCTTGACGGACTCCGCGGCAGTACTAGCAGGCAACCTCGTTGTGCCTGCACTACAAGACATTACTGTGAACAACAGCAATGACATCTTTACTTGGACTCAACTTGACAGCGGTTCCAAGCAAAATGTGGCAACCACTGCAACCAACAGCCTGGACATGAACATTGTTCTTGACCAGACCACATTCTTTGGTGCAAATGCTGCCGCTGGCACTTCAGTGGCCAATGTGGGTATCATTGGTCTCAGTCAGGCCAAGACCCGAGTTGGCTTCGCACTGTACCTGGGCGACACATCCGCAGGCACAGCAGGCAAGACCATGAGCGGCAACGCTTATGTCACTGGCTTGGCACCAACTGTGTCAGCTGACTCACCAGTGTGGGTATCACCTATCACACTCACTGTTGACGGTGGCTACACCATCGCCTAAAGCCGCAAGGTATCTACAAAATAGGGGCTATCCGGCTCCTATTTTTTTGGCCAACTAAATACTTGCTCAAGAGGATTCACAGATGTCAGTAATAGACTCAAAGACCACAGGTGAACTGCTACGCAGTTTATTGGCAGAGAATGCCAAAGCCACAAATGAAATTCGTTGTGCTCAAGGCGATCTTGCCAAGGCACAAAACAGACTGGCCTTCACGGTAGCTGTACTAAATGAACTGATTCACAGACAGGAGATCAAATGAAATTATCACAATTGGCTGCCAAGCCCCAACTAATCAAAATCACATTGGACGACGAGAGTATCGTTGCTCAGTATGGAGAACCCATTGAGTTTTACACCTGGGATCGACAACCACTAGAAGTGTTCATGCGACTGGCCAATCAGAGTCAGACAGATGGTTCAAGTATCATTGACATTATCAAAACACTTATTCTCAACGAAGATGGCTCACAAGTGATCGCTGGAGATAGTATGTTACCAACTGATGTGTTGATGAGTGCAATTACCAAACTCACATCAACGCTGGGAAAGTAATTGGCGAGGAACCTGACTGGGAAGCTGTTGATACCAAAATGACAATAACTCTAGACAACCTCGCCACAAGATATCATTGTCTTCCCAGTCAGGCACTGGCACAGGCCACTACCTTTGATCTGCATGTTTTGGATGTGGCCACTCGTTGGTCAAACTATCAACATGAGTTGGCCACAACAGGTACAAAGCCAGTGCCCAAACTCTCTGAACAGCAAATGATACAAATGCTTGAAAGTGTTAAAGGAAAACCCTTATGATCAAGGTCAGTGTTAGAGTCACTCAAAATCAAATCAACCCTGCCATCCAGCGACAGGTTGCCGCCTTGGCAGCATTGCCTGGGGCAGGTGTTCGAGAGTTTCAGGCTCTAACTCCAATTGACACTGGCAACGCTCGCAAACGCACTAGACTTCAGAGCAAAGAGATTGTGGCTGATTACCCTTACGCACAACGCCTGGATGACAATTGGTCTAAACAAACCAATGGTCAAGGTATTGTGGCACCATTTGTCAAGTGGTGGACAGCACAACTTAGACGCATAGCAAGGATCAAATAACATGGCCGCCGCAACCACCACACTCAAAGTCAATGTAGACACCCAAGATGCCACACGCAGTCTTGCTGCCTTAAACAGCAAGTTCAATGACTTAAAGACTGCCATACTTGGTGCTGGATTCGTCACTGCCATAACACAGGCCAACAACTATGCCAATGCCATCAAAGATGTCAGCGTGGCCAGTGACATCAGCATTGCCAGTGTGGTTGCTCTTGGCAAAGCCTTTGCCTACAATGGCGGCACAGCAGAAGGTGCTCAGAATGCAGTATTAAAATTCTCACAGAGTCTTGGTGATGCCATCAATGGCAGTGATTCAGCACAAAAGAGCTTTGCGGCCGCAGGTATCACTCTTGATGATATCTTCAACAAATCACAACAAGACAATCTAAATCAATATCTAATCAATCTTGGCCGCATGGAAAACAGTGCCCTACGCACTAGAAATCAAATTGATATACTAGGTCGCAGTGCCAAGGGTGTGGACTTTGGTGGTGGTGTTCAAGGCACCCTGGCTGCTTCACCTGTTTCAGCCGCTGACATAGCTGCCATCAACTCAGGTGCCGCTGCCAGTGAGAACATGAAGCGACAGTTTGATCAATTGATACAAGCCTTGTTGAATGTGACCAAGCCATTGAATGATATTGTGGCCAGCATCAACATCACAGCAAAAGCATTTCAAAGCCTAATCAATCTGTTGGTATTTGCTGGATCAGCATTCTTGATATTTGGTAAAATACTTCCTGCTGTGGTCAGCGGACAGAATGCACTTATTAACGCCTTAAGCAAGGGCGGCGGTGCTCTAAATCTACTTAAAGATGCCTTTATGGGAGTGATAGCAGGACCCAAAGCGTTTGTGTTGAACATATTAAGAGCAGTTGGAGCAATGGAAAGCGGTCTGACTGTGGCAGGAAGCCTGGTGGCTGCGTTTGGTGGACTGTTGAAAGGTCTGCTGAGATTTGCAGGCATAGCAGGCATCTTTATTGCCATAGCACAAGGCATTGATTTTGTAGCACAGGCAGTGTTCAAATTGAATTCACCAATTGATGCTGTGGTCAAGAAGTTTAAGGAATTTTTTGACATTGGTCAAGACAAGTCTTCAGTGGCTGATGATGGCACCACGGACATGATCAACAATGAGATCAAGGCCAGAGAAGCGGCAATTGCGGCTGCCAAGGAATATCAAGAACGAGTAGCCAAACTTAATGCTGAAATTAGAAAAACTGGTGATAATTTACAATATCAATACAAGCAGAACTTAAAAAATTACGAAATTGAAAAGTTCCTAGTAGGAAAAAGTGAAGAACAAGTAGAATTATTCCGAGCCATGGATGACGCGGCCAAACAAGCTGATGACACAATCAGAGACTTGAATAATCGCCGAAAAGAAATGAGTCAAGGCACAGAAGAACAACGAGCCAATGTAGGTTTAATTGACGCTGAGATTGCAAGAGTTAGAGAATTAGCCACAGCATATGTAGAAAAATTACCAGAGATTATAGGTCAGATCCAAGGTTTAAGAGCAGTTGAACAAGCTAGACTTGCTGATATTGAAAACCTAACTCGTGCCATTGACCAACAAACACAAAGAACACAAGCTCTAGGTCAAGCACAACTCAGCATTCTAGACAAGAGCAAGGATGTTGACTTTGCACGAATCATATCTGGCTTGACTCCTGTGCAGGCCAAGATTGCACAGATACAAGAAGATGCCAGAAAGGCAGCACTGGAAGCAGGTCGTGCTTATGCAGGTGCATTTGAAGATGGCGGTGATGGCCTAACACCTGAACGAGCCAATGAACTCACTCGCGGTCTTGAAGCCATTGCTCAAGGATACAAAGACATTGCTGATCAACAGATTGCTAATCTACAGCAGTCAAGAACCTTTGCTGATGGTTGGCGTACAGCATTTGAAGAATATGCTGATGCTGCCTACAATGCCAGTGAAATTGCTAGATCACAATTTACCACAGCCACCAAAGGCATGGAAGATGCCATAGTAAACTTTGCCAAGACTGGTAAATTTGAGTTTAGAGGTTTCTTGAGCAGCATAGTGGAAGAACTGTTGAGATCCAACATTCGTCAATTGCTCACTCAAGTATTTGGTGGTATCGGATCTGGTGGAGGCAGTGGCAACATCCTAAGCACTTTGTTCACAGCAGGCAAGAGCCTGTTGGGATTTGCCAATGGTGGCATGATACCCAACAATGGTCCTGTGATAGTGGGTGAACGCGGTCCAGAAATACTGGCAGGTGCAGGTGGTAGATCAGTAATACCAAATGATGCCTTAGGTGGCTCAACTAATGTCACCTACAACATAAACGCAGTAGACGCAAGCAGTTTCCGCAGCCTAGTGGCCAGCGATCCTGAATTTATATTTGCAGTAACAGAACAAGGGCGTCGTAGATTGCCCGCAACAAGGAGACAATAATGGCCACAGCCAATGAAGCTTTTCAATGGATAGTAGACTCAGCCACTGGGCTGAGCATTGATGGTCGTGGTGTGGTGGCACAAACTAGCACACGAGAGAATGTGATTCGCACAGTGAGTCGCGGAGGCCGTGTGTGGAAATTTACCATCACACCCTCACCTGGTAAGACCTATGCTGAATCAAGACCTTATCTGGCCAAGCTAGATCAAAT